CCGGTTACTTCAATGCAGCCAAAGGCGTCACCGTACGCACCCGCCGCAATCTGAGTCTTGACCACCCAGAGCGCCAGTACCGGCGTCGAGCGGTCTGCTAGTGTCGCCTCGTAAGCCGGCAGCGCCGTAAGGGTCGGCGTTTCGTGGTCGTAGTACAGAGCATCAACCGTGACGCTGACGCCAGCGGATACGGCGGTCGCAATCCCGACATCGACATTACCGCCGCTCTCGACCTTAATAAGCTGTCCAACTTCGAACGTGGCGGCGACCAGGATCTGCTTCGTCTCACCAGCTGTCGGGTTGTTCGTTGCCGTCGCTGTGGTCTGTGCAGTGAGCTTTGCTGTCTCAAGTCCCAACAGCGTGCCCGCCGCCCACGTGCTTCCGGTCGTGTTCTTTACGCGCACGTGCTCCATATTCGCGCGCTGTAGAACCATGGCCGCCACTTCGTTGAAAATCTGCGAGACATACTTTGCATCCGCCCGGTTGTGTTGAGGGCGGGTGAAGGCTCGCGGGTCTTCCAAAGTAGGACGAATCAGCGCCGCTCCGCGCGGACTGCTGCCGTTCACCACGTAATCGGACATGTTGACCTCAGACGGTAATGGTCTTCGTGAACGCGTCGCCCTTCATGCGGTATTCGCCTTCGGTGAAGATGCCGCCACTTCCGGTCTCGCCTTGGAAAACAAAGCCGCGCGGAACGTACGGGCCCGTGGCGTGCGAGCCTGCGCCGCCGCCAGCCTCTTCGAACTCAGCGGTCACGTCTGCCGGCTCTTCGGTTTCGTCGTCAACGGCTGAGGCATCTGCAAAGCGCAGTCTGGCGGTCGCATCTACAGTGAATGGGCGCGCAATAGGGGTGTTCGAGGTGCCGACCATGAGCTTTTCATCGTCAACAGCCTTCTCAACGGTAACGCCCTTGGGTCCACCCTTCGCACTTGCGCCAAAGCTCAGCTCAGAAAGGCGATATGGTATATTCTCTTCGTCAATGTAGGCCACAATTTAGCCCTCCAAAGGAAACGGCTTGGTCCGCAGAGTCAGCTTGTGAAACTGCGGGTCCTGCGAATCGACACCGCACACATACCAGGTCAACCCGAGCCAGTCCGCGACCCGGTCGCCTGCGTCGCCGCCGTAGGCGCAAATCTTTGGCGCCACATGTCCAAGAGCGTTGTCGTCTGACCGAATCAGCACTTCACACTCTTGAAACTCGTCCGTTGCGTTCGGCCCGGGAATCTTGCGCGGGAACTCATCAACCTTGATGGCTTTAATGGTCTTGGCGATGCCACCCTGCGGCGTGTAGCTCATGCCGGTAGTGCCGAATACATCCATGAACATCGGCACGAATTGCGCCATCATGTCGTCAAAGGTGCTCATGTCTCAGGCTCAGCCTTCTTCACCGTCCGCCGCTTGGTCTTTCCGCAGCGCGTGCATTTCCAATCTTCGAACGCCTGCCGGATGTGGTCGGTCGTTTCCTTGCATTCGCCGCAGTAGTGGTACTCGCGGACGCGCCCTTTCATTCTTGCACGTTTTTCTTCAGGTCCGGCGAAATCACGTAGAAGCCAGCCAGGTCGAGCGTGTCCGTGTAGGTCTTGCCGTCCTTCTCGACCACCACCTTCACCCGCTTGCTTTCAGCCACGCGCGCCGCAACGCCCGCGTGCCGGATGAAGACAACGTGGTCCTCAGTTCGTGGCCCGATGGAGGGTCCGCAGCCGCTCAGCCACAGCGGGACCGAGAGGAGCGCCGTCAACGTCCACCACGGAGGTCGTGCGCGGTTTGCCATGACTGAAAATCCCCAAAAGCACCACGATTGCGCCCGCGATGGCTGGCAGGTTTGCCAGCACAATGGCGAGCATTAGCCGACGTCCTCGTTGGCCTTCGCAACGCTGGAAGTCTTGCCGCCGCTGAAGCCGTCCGCGACGCCTTGACCGATGAGGTAGCTCGAAACGATGGCCGCGACGGTCTGCAGTGTTTCGGGCGCGATTTCGTAGCCCGTCAGCGCCGCGACAACCACGGCAATCAAGCCGAGCAGCGCCACGATGAACTTCTTCCCGCCGAGCTTGCCAATGATGGTGTTCATTTTGTCTCTCCTACGAGAACAGCTTCACGAGCAGAGCGACACCGCCGCCGCTGGCTACCGCCGTTCCGATTAAGTACGCCTTCACCGTTTCCTTGCGGACATAGTCCGTTTCCATCTGCCCTTTGAGCTTCTCAATTTTGTCGTCCTGGTGCCGGAAGCGGTCGTTTCCTTGCGCGAGCATCATTGTGTGCTCCAACACCTTTTCGCTGAGACGCGCAACAGTCTGGTTCGTTTCCTTCGCTTCCACCTTCAGCTCTTCGAGCGTCTTTACGACTTGCTCGTTCAACAGAAGCAGGCGGTTCAGCGTCTCAGTTTCGCTCACGCTTCAGTCCCTCGCTTCCGCCGCCACCACGCGAATCAGCGCCTTTATCACCGCATCCCGCTGCGTGTTCGTAATCGTGCCGTTCGTCGTGCCCATAAACGTCTTGAGCGTCTGAATGTCCTGCTTTCGCTGCGTCACCTCCGCAGGTTCCGGCTTGCTCTGCTCGTACGTCTGTTTGGCGCTCGCGTGCGCCGCCTTCAGCGCGTCCACCTGCGCCTGCGTCATGCGCTCCCACGGCGCGTTAACGTTCTCGCCGTCGGCAAGCGGCTGCTGGCGCGTCGGCCATTCGGGCACCGCTGCGGCTAAGCCAGCCTCAGCGCCTGCGTCGTTCTTCGCGCGCAGAATGCGGAAGTCCGCCGCGTTGGCGAGCTGAGCACAGAGAAGGAAAAGCAGGGCAAAACGCATCTCTCACCTCGTTTAGCGGGGCGCGGTTGGAACGAATTTGAAGTAAACGTAATCCCACTGCATCGTGCGGCTGCTTGTACCGGCCGTCTTTCGAATGTTGCCGTATAAGGCTGTCTCACGCCCCGAGCCGCTTGGGATATTGGTGGTAATTGTTCCCTTAGAAACGCCGTTAATGAAGAACTCCACCGAAGACGCATTTGCATTGATGACGCAGCGCAGGCGATACCACGTATTCAGCGCGACAGCCGTTCCGGTGTCCAGGGTTGTCTCTACGGAATTACTGCGACAGACGGCGGTCCAGTTGCCGCTGTTTTCGCCGTGTGTATATCGAAAGTAAACACCGTCTGTTCCATCGGTGCCGGAGTTGTCATTGAACCCCGCATAGACACGATACGTGTCTGTGCCGTCGCTTAATGCCGATGCGTTGATGTAAAGCCGATGCTCGGAAGTGACCTCTCCACCGCCAAACCGAAATGACGCAGCTCCAGTGATGAAGCACGCCGCATTCGTCGCTCCGCTGCCAGTTGATGCGTTGAGCACCCCCACCGCGGTTGCGTCGGGCGTCGTGCCATCGGAAACCGCACCGCCACTCGAAGCGTCGATAAGTCGCAACGGCCCAGTAGGGACCGTCGTTGACATGGTTCCGCGTAAGAACTCCTCCCACAGCTCCACTTGAGTAGATAGGGATTGCGAAGACGCTGGCAGGTTCGTGAGGTTCGCGCCCGAAATAGCCGGAAGCGCACCCGTCAGGTTCGCGGCGGGAATGTTCGTCAGATTTGCCGCACTCGCGGCAGGCAGCACGCCAGCGGTCATCACGGGCACATTCGCGCTCAGCCGCGCATCCGGCAGCGTGCCGCTGCTCAAATGCGAGGCGTCGCGCGTCTCAATGTCGCCGAGCGAGCTGCCCGTTTTATCCAGCTCTGCCCACGTCGAGGAACCGCCGCCGCTCGACGGAAACGTGTACCCAGGCGCCTGCCCGGCATGGACGGCGAGCGAGAGGAGAAGGGTGAGAAGGATAGGATGGAACTTCATCAGTTGTTCCCCGTGAAGCTACCTTTAATCAGCAATACTTTTGCGCCGTTGCCTGTCGCTTTGAGTTGAATCTCGCGCCCGCCATCGGCGCCAACTGGCACATCCAGACCACGAAACGTGATGCTTCCGCCCGCGGTCACGGGCGCCTTAACGCCATCGGTGTAGTTTTCAGCCATGGTGACAGCCACGCCGGCGGCGGTCTGGTTTCGCATAATCCAAACCTTGTCCGTCGCCGCGCTCGCTGTAGAGCCGTCGCTTTGAACGTTCAAATGAACGATGGTGATGTCGTGGTCGGGAATCAGGACGTTCTTCACGCCGCTGGTCGCGACCGTGATAACCATCCAGGGCGTCTTTTCCGCCTTGAAGTCGTAGTCGGCGGCTGCGAATGCCTGCGCACTCAGAATCACCGCCGCGAAACACATGAAAAACCGTTTCATTGCGCGCAAGCCTCTCGTCTTGAGTTGTAGGGAAAGGGACGCCGCTAGACCTTCACGGCGTCCCTTGGGGCAGACTGTGATTAGGCGGTGATGTTGGAGAGCAGGTGACCGAACGCGGCGTCGATAATCTTTTCGTCCACCGTGTGCCGCACGCGGTAAATCGTGCTGCGGGTCTGCTCTTCGCGGTACTCTTCAACGTTCAGGTCGTTCGGGGAGTCATCGCGCCAGAGGAACGTGCGACCGATGCCAGGCGCCGTGATGGCGTCGCCTTCCGGCAGCTTGCAAATCATCGCATACTCGTCATCCCAGATGTCCGTGATGGTTGCGTCCTGCCCTTCCTTCGCGCTGTTGTAGACGCCGGCGCCGATGAGCACCTGCCGCAGCCCGAAGAAGTCCGCCATCGCCTTCGCGACGTTCGAGACCGTGCCGAGCTGGATGTACTTCACGGCTTCGTTCAGGTCGTCGTTCTTCAGCAGGTTATTGTAAACCACCTTGCTGATAATCATCGTGTCCGGGTCCACGCCGGTCAGGCGGCGAACCTTTTCCTTAGCGGCGAGAATGTCCGACTTCGCATCGGCGCTCGCGGTGCTCCATTCGGTGCCGACCGCCGTGGTCAGGCTCGAACCGGTCCACGTTGAGGTGTTGAAGATGGCAGTCGCAGCGCGGACTTCGTAGTCCGTCAGCAGCCGGCGCGCGGCGACTTGGGACGCGTAGAACTCGGCGTCGAAGTCGTTTGCGTAGAACGCGCGTTCACTGTCGTCAAGCGGCTGCTCGTGACCGTACTCCTCGCAGGCGTACGAATCATCTTCGACGCTGTACTCGTCGCGATTGTACGCGGAGCGAGCGGCGCGCTTCAGATCCGCGCGGGCGAGAACGCCTTCACGGCGCAGCTTGACGAACTTCGCTTCCTTGCGCGGAACGCGAATCTGAGGCAGGGCCAGCGCCGCAATGAAGTTGTTTGCGGTAAGGTCGAACTCCTGGAACGCAGCACCGAGGTCGAGACGCGGGGTTGCGTACGAACCACTCTGTGTAGGCATTGTGTCAGCTCCTAAACTGTCCCCGAATCTTTTATCGAGCGAACGAGGACGGGGACCGCCCCCGCTCGCTCAATTCCTTGGCTTAGTAGCCGTACGCCACCCAGTTCACGAGCTTGCTGAAGGTCGTGCCCGCCACGAGCGTGGCGTCGCCGTCCGTGCTCTTCCATGACTTGATGATGACGGAGCCGGCAGCCGGCGTGCCCGCCTGGTCGCCAATGGTGGCCGTGACGTGCATCGCACCGTCAACCGGGTCGCTGTCGAGCTGGGCAACCACGCAGACCACCTTGCTCAGACCGGTTACAATCGTGTCTGCGTCCGCCACGGTCGTGTGCTGACCGGAAACCGAGCGGATACCGTGCGCCGCCGGAATCGGCAGGACTTCGATAACGTCGCCGTCCGCCGTCGCGGCTTCGAGGGCGATACCTACCGCCACGCCCGGACTGCCCGAAACAGCATCGTCAATCTTGCCGCTGGCAAGACCGTAGACCGGCAGCAAGGCGGTAATCGCGCCGCCAGCCGTCATCTTGAAGGTGCCCCGGTCGTTGAGCAGGCGAACCGCAACCATCGCGCCGCTTGCCGCCGCCGCCTGCGTGATGCCGATAGCAGGCTCGTCCGCGCCGGCGTAGGCGACCGTGGTCCCGTTGCTGCTCAGCTTGACCCGGCGGTACTGCGCCAGCGCCTCGCCGGCAGTGAAGGTCTTAACACCGTGCTCCGTCTGCTGACTCATGTCTTTCTCCTTGCGGCATGAGCCGCGCGTTAGTTCTTCTTCGCCTTGTAGGCTTTGAACAGTTCGGGGTGCAGCGACGCGCACGCGCTCATCGCCTTGCTCAGCGGCACCTTATGCTCAGCCGCGTATTCCTTGGAGACTTCGAGGAAGTCTTTCTTGCTCGTGCCTTCGCCCGCGGCGGTGTTCGCGAACGTAACCGGCTCGGCACCGGGCGCTTTCTGGTTCGCCTTCAGCTTGGCGTTCTCAGCCTGGAGGTCGGCAATCTGCTTGTCCTTCCACGCGAGTTCCGCCTGCTCCATCGTCGCGCCGGCTTTGAGCTGGGCGAGAACGAAAGCGGGGTCACTGAACTTGGCTTCGAGTTCGGCGAGCGTCGCGACTTTCAGCGTGCTCATCGCCTCATCTTCCTTTTTCTCGTCGGGCTTCTTCTCGCCCTCGGTCACTTCCGGCTTCTTGTCTTCGGGTTCACACTTGCCGTCTTCGAGTTTCGCGGGCATCGCTGATTCCTTTCCGACCGACAAGCCATGTCGGGCTAAAAATCCATTCACGAAGGTTTTGGCGCGCTCTGGCGCGATAGCGCCGAACAGTTCCGGCGTGGCGTTCTGGTCGATTCCGAAAATGAAGCGCAGGGCGGACTCAGCACGCGAGGCAAACTCATCGCCGCTGGAAAAGAAGCCGTTGGGGTTCGCCGCCGGCTCATCGACGACATCCGAGGCAGTCATCACGCTGAGTCGGGCGTGCGGAAGGTTTTCCGTGTTTAGCGGGTCAGGACTCTTGAAGTCCTGAATTATTCGACCACACCACTCGTCGTAAACGACTTTTCCGCCAGCGGATTCGATGAACTTGTCCTCTGCATCTGCGTCCCGCGCGAACACGATAGATGCGCCGAAGCTCTCGGGGTCTTCTTCCGCGAGGTCCAGCACGTACGAGCCAAGCCGGCCATCGGGGGAGGCGTCGGAAACGGGCGCGATATGCAGGTCGGCGCGAACCGTGTCGCCATCAAGGCGGAAATTCTTGGAGCGCCCGAGGTACTTGCCCATACCATCGGCGCACAGCCCCGGATGCGTAAAGCGCGACTTAATGCCGTTCGCCTTCGCGTTGCCGGCGGCGACCACGGCGGAAAGCATTTCCTTGTCAATCCACATCCCGTGACCCAACGCCTCGCCACGAGTGATGACGGCATAGCCGTTGATAACACGCGCTTCGCGGTCCACTCGCAACGGGGCGCTGCGGAGCGCAGTGATGCGCAGTTTGGCAGCGGGTTGTAAAGCGACATTCGTCATGCTGGTATTAATCGCCTTCAACTAATCCTGTGACAATGGGTCGGGGTACAGTTCTGTAACCTATTTCGGCTTTTGCCGTTTCTCGGACTCCGCGTCTTCGTCTTTCTCGGTACTCTCCGCCGGGTCCGCTGGCATTTCCGCTTTTGCCACTTCCAATCCAGCGAGAAGTTCCCACGGCACTTTGACGCCTGTCGTCTTTTCCACTTCTTGCGCAGCTCTGACGGCGCCAACGATTTCTTTCTGTCGCTGGGCGCGCCAGTCGTCGTAATCCTGCCCGCGGCTTGCAAGGGCTTCGGCGTGCGTTGACAGGCCGGTGCCGATGATGTGCTTCCACGCCTGCGCTTCTTTGAACGGGTCCACCCACGGGAATTTCGGTGCAATCCAGTCGTGTTTGAGAACGTCCGCGGGCGCGCTCTTAATCTTGCCTTCCGCAATCCACTGTTGAACCTTCCAGCGGTAAAGCGGCGCGTGCCATTTCTGCTTAAGCAACCGCTGCCAGCACTGGAAATTGCGGTATGCCTGCTCCAGCGAGGCGCGCGCGCTGCTGTAATTCGTCTGTGAGAAATCGAGCAGGATAAGCTCTAGCGGCAGGCCGAACGGCAGCCCGATAAGGCGCAGGAACATACGGATGGATTCAGGGAAGTTTGCGCCGGGCAGGTTGTGCTCCACCGCTTTCAGGTCTTCGCCTTCTTCGCCGTGGAAGGCAATAGCCCCCTCGCTGAAGCGGTCCGGTCCCTGGTCTTGAACGCGGTCGGGGCGCTGCTCACTGCCGCTATTCGCCGGCGCATCGCTGTCCGCAGTGGTTTCGAGATATGCCTGCTCCGCGCCTTTGTTGCGGGTAACGATGATGGCGTAGCGCGCGAGAATCTGCCACGCGACGGCTTCCGAGTCGCACACGTCGTTGATGCGATGAATCATTGGAAAGGACGACACGTGAACGGGAACGCCGCGCGTCTGAGAGGCGCGCTTGCGGTTCGCAATGAAAATAAAATCTGACGCGTTTATCGGCGTATACTTCGAGCGCGACAGGTTTCCGAAACGGTTGTAGTCGGCAATCCAAAAGCGAACGGGGCGCCCGAGCTTGTCCAGCTCGACACCCTGCTCAACGCGGTTCTCTTTGTTGTCAGATACCTGCGAGCGGTACGCGACACGCTCCGACTCGATGAGCTGAATCTTTCCGTCGCTGGTTTTGATGGCGCCGATGTCGCCGTCCACCATCAGCGCGCGCAGCACCAGCCGCTCAATTTGCCAGAATGTATCCAGCTCGCGAACTTCCGGTGCTTCGGACCATTCCGCCCAAAGCTGCTCAAGCTGCTTGTTTACTTCCTCGCTGGAGGTCTGCGCCTGGAGCTTGAAGCCGTGTCCGAGAATGTTGTCGGCAGCACGGTTGGCGAGACCTTCAAAAATTGCATTGTCGCGGTCGAATGCCTGCGACTGCTGAACGAGGTCTTCTCGGTCATAGCGCAGATGGTAGTCAGCACTTCCGCCGGTTGCCTGTGGGCGTCCGCTGGAACGTTCGATTTGAGCCGCACGATAGCCGAGGGCGGTATATGCGCCGCGTTTGATGGGTGGGGTCACAGGGGGCGCATCCTCACGAAGTTTGTTCTTCGTGACGCGCCAGCCACAAACTCGACGTGTTTCTTAACGTCGATGTACAGGTCCTTGAACATCGCCGAGTTGACGACGTTGCGACCCGACACGGACATGGAATCTGGGCGGTTGCGCGCGATAAGCCATTCCATCGCGGCAATCATGGCGCTCATTTTTGTCGTGCTATCGCGCCAGCCGTCTACGTTGTCGTAGTACTGATTCCACGCTTCGGTTTCTGTGCTGCTTGATGTGAGAGCCATTGCGCGCCACTCCGTAACAGTAGAGTGCGGCGCAATTCATCTGAAGCAATAAGCCGGTGTACAGTTCTGTACCCTATACCGCTTTAAATGGCTTCTGGCAGTCGTTGCAGCGGCACCGGCGAATGCGCTGCGTGATGACATAGGGATGAGCCCGTGTGCTGCAAACGTAGGTATTCAGGCTCCCGCAGTACGAGCATTTATGCCCGACTCCCTGCTTGCGCGTCTCGTGCTTAATAATCGCAGCCTCAACGATTGCCTGAACAATGACAGGCTTCACCATGGAAACCACTGCCGTCTGCTGCTTGTTGCCCTTAGCCACAATCCATGCCTTTCCCCACCCCCGTTTTGTTTTTTGCCCGCGCTACTTGTTTAATGCCCCCAATTGTATAACCACTGGCCAAACGCCCGATTTTCCACAATCGCCCTTCGCAGTCTTATTTGCGCCTTCGTTTCGGTCATTTCCGAGAAGTGAATCCCGTTAGCCTGCAAGCGCCTGATGCCGCGCTCTGAAGTCTCAAAGTAGGACAGCTTTACCTTCGGCCAATTAATAGCGCCACGACAATCAATTTCCGCCAGAATGTCGAGGTATTGGAGTGTCCAATCGATTAGGCTAGGACTGACACTCTCATTCAATGACTGCAATTCCTTGTAGCTAAGGGGGCCGTCTGCCATCGCTGCGAGAACGTACATATCCCATTCGTTGGCGAGTTCGCCATGCCACCCAACCTCTTTCGCATAGAGCACGCGTACAATATCGCCATGCTTTTCTGCCTCCGCGTCCATGTTAAGCTCTAGCCGTAAGTTCATCAGCCCCGCCCCCTAATAATTCCGGCGAATAGAGCCAATGCCCGTCACGCTGGCGGGGCGCCTTGGCTTATGCCGGTCCTGCTCGCCACTTAATTCCAGTTTCCGACCGCCCATGATTTCGAAGATGCACGCGGCGTAGATTGCGTCGTCGAGTAAGTGGTCGTCTGGCTTTGCCTGAAACCACTCTTCGCGCGTGCGCCCGTCTTTCAGCTTCACTACACGTTTCGTCCAACTCGTAAGGTGTTGCGCATACTCAGGGCTGCAATTCTCGTGAACTAACCAGGCGCCCGGTTCGTCAAGCGGTCGCGTGTGGGATAGCAGCACGTGCTCGCGCCACCTTGCGGTAGAGACGATGTAAAGCCGCAGTCCTCCCGGTATCGGCTTTCCATTGGCGTAACGGTCGATGTGCGAGCTGGTCCATGAGTTCGTCAGGCTGTCACTGTCGCGACCTTTGAGCGGAATGCAGCCGGCGTGCTTCATGCAGAACAGGTAAACGTCATCGGTAGCATAGCCGGAGTCCACGCCAACCACCGACACGCGCCGCGGCTCGCTTTCGCCGGCGACGGGATACTCCACCGCCATCACTTCATCCCACGCCCGTTCGAGCGCCCGTGGCGTGCTGCCTTCGCCGTCTACGCGGCGCGCGCGCACCAGCGTTACCCGGCGGTCTTTCTGGAAGGCGTACACGGCTGCCCAAACGTGGTGCTGCTGAACGTCAATGGTGCCGATAAGGAACGCGGTATCCGCGGGCGCTGTGCCTTCTGGCGTACCCACGCTGCGCTTTAGAATCTCTTCCGCGGCGACAACCTTGATGTCGGGCTTCCACGGCTTCACGAGCCAGCCATTGACGAATGTTCGCAGGTCGTCCGGCGCGTCTTTCGATTCGAGGAACTTCCGCGCGATGCCGCCCCACGTCATGTTCGGCACGTCATGGGCTGTGATTCGCAGGCTTACGCGCTTGCGGCTGCGCTCGGGGTGCTCGGTGCGCGCCTCGCCGGCTTCAAGCATTTCCTGCCGGTGGTGATTCTCGATACGCCCGTCGCAGTGCAGGCATTGATACCAGGCTTCCGCCTCCACGCGGTCAAGGTCCCAGCCGTTCGCGCCCTTGCAGTCTTTGAACTGGATGCGCTCGAAGTCAAGGATCTGGAAGGCGCCGCAATGCGGACAGGGCACCCACCAGCGGTGAAGTTGATACAAGCCCGTGGCTGCCTGCCAGCTCTCTTCGTCTTCAACCGTGGGTGTCGTTGCCCACAGTCCCTTACGATTGCGCTGGAATTGCTTGGTGCGCTCCCATGCGAGCGAGCGCGGATGCTTCCACAGGCTTGTTTCGTCCCCGAAGATGTACCGGCGCGGCCACGAGCGCAGACGGCTTTCGGATGTCGCCCACGCTATCCACAGGTCCAGTCCGCCAATCACCGCGCCTTTGTCCTCGGTCCATTTGTCGTCGCGCGGGTTTTCGCTGACGAGCTTGGGGAAGGTCTTCCGCAGCGCCGGCTTGAGCCGCTTCTGCACGAACGCCTTCACGTTCGTTTCGTCCGCCTGCACGAACATGCACGGGCCGGGGTCATTAGCGATGCAGTAGCCGATGAGCGTGTTAATCATCGCGGTTTTGCCAGCCTGCGTTGGCATCAGCAGGAAGATTTCCTCGATGTTCTTGTCTGCCCACCACTCGAACACCGCACGCGCGTAGGGCGCCTTCGCGATGACATAGCGCGGCGACACGTCCACCGCGGGGTCAAAGCGCATCGTCTCTTCCGCCCATTCGGACACGGGCGGCATCAACGCAGGGCGCGCAAAGACGCGCGGGTCGAGTTCGAGGGTGGCGGTACTCAAGCTGTTTTGCCCCAAACTCGCCATGCTTCGGCGTTCTCTTTTGCCACTACAAAATCGGGCTTGGGGTCGCCCACACGCGAAAAGACAATCTGCTCATGCTCTTTGCTATAAGCCCGCGACAGCCGTTCGGCTTCGTCCAACCACGCACAGCGGGCGACTGCGGCGATGATGCAACGCTCTTCCTCGTTGAAGAGTTCGCTTTGCTTGAAGTCCCACGGAAACGTTTGGTCGTGACTCCAGTTCTTCGGGTCGCGGTGGTACGCGAACGGCGAGAACCAAAGCCCATTCCGGTCGTGCGGGTCGCCAGTGACTTCGAACCAGCATGGGCTATTCGGTGGTATTGGTGGATGGCTCACACATCACCTCTTTCGGCGGATTCTCCATCGCCGCCAGCGTCTGCTTCAAATTCGCCTTCTCGCGCTTGAATCGGTCTGTGAGGAACATCACGGCTTCATCGAGTGTATTAAAGCCGAACTTCGGCTGAGAGAGGTACGGAATGCAGTCATGGCTTACTCGCCAGCGCGCGGTAAGCCCTGGTCTTTCTGGCTCCCCATCGCAGCGTGAAACATCGAGGGAAAGGTTCCAGCTCTCGTTCGGTCCGAGCGTTTCTTCGATGTGGGCAATGGCTTCCTGAAGGGTCATTCGTCATCCTCCGATATGCCGAGAATCGCGTAAAGGCGCGCTCGCGTGCTCTCAACGCCAACCACGTAGCCGGCCAGAAAGCCGCAGCCGAGGTAAACCAGCATTGCCACGAACGGAATCCAGTGGTGCCAATCGCTCATACAGCCACCTGTTGCGGCGGAACCTCTTTCAACGCCTCTTCTGGCGGCTGCGATATGTGCCGCATTACCTCTTCGACGGCTTCTGCCAGCGTGTACCCACTGCCGCTTTTAAAGAGGTCGTGCCCATCCAGCTTGCGATTGAGGTAAACGCTATACCGAATGTTGATGCCTGCTTTCTCGCCAGGCTCGGGGTCGTACATGTCACAGCCGATGTGTATTCGCCAATCAGGCCACGCCGCTTTCAGAACCTTGTGCGCTTCTGCGAAGGTCATATTCCCGCTCCCTGCTCAAACGGTTGGTCGTAGATGCCCGCCTTCACGTGCTCCGCGAAATTGCGAAGCCCTCGGTCCAGCTCGCGCGTGAGAATGGCGTCAATCGCGCGGACCTCTTTGTGCGCCAGCATGTCGGGAAGACGCGCTTTCAAATCCTGAATGTGCTCTTTGAGGTCAAAGCAGGCTTTAGCCGCCCAATCCTGGAACTGGCGCTTCTCGATTAGCTCGCCCTGACGGACCTTTAAATCGGTTTCGGCTTTCAATGCTTTGGCGCGCGCGTGGCGTGTGTCCCACGTGTACTTGGTTTGCCCGTCTGCCGCCTTTGCGGGGCGCCCGCGCTTTTTAGTCATTGGCTTAACCGTTCTTCTTTAGCCAAATCGTTGTCTTGCTGCCTCGTCCCGCTCCGGTCTTAACGAACTCGATTTCACCCTCGTTAAGCATTACCCGTAGGTGATGATAAAGGTTCCCGTCTGTCATCTTCGTCATCGCCCGCAACTCGCAGAACTCGATTCCAGGACTCTTAACTAGAAAGTTGCGAATGAACGTCCGGTGATACTCCGATGACACGCGGGGCTTATTCTTTAAACCCAATGGCATCAAGCCGTTATTCATGCTTTTGACTCCCAGTAAATGCTTTTTACATCTATTTCGGACCTTAAGTATCCTGACACTGCGGCGGTTTCGCC